TGAGGCTGGCGGCATCCTGTGATGATTGAAGCCATTGTGATAAACGTTAAGAGCCCCAAAACAACGATGGTCACTCCGAGAAGAAATGTTTTTAGTTTATGCATCTTCAATAGCCTGTGAAATAAGAAGACCAAACGATTGGATAATCGAGTGATGTAGGGGCGTCTCTGTGAAGAAGCAGGTTGCTTCTATAATCTCGTGAACAAATGTTTCCCACTGTACGCTTTTGGGGGCAGTCGTGTTTATGTGGATTTCTAGCTTCTCAGAATCAAAATAACCGAAGACCCCCGTGGTGCCGTCAACCTCTTCCTCGTCTAGGTTCCTCATGATGACATCCAGCTTGTGTCCACCCATCTTTATTTCTTTCGGGATTTTCACTTGATAATCTTTCCTTCCAGAATCACTGAGTTGTTTACGATTGGAATATGATGAAGAATCACCTCGCCGGATTTGAGCAGGTAGCCAATGCCGAAACCTAGACACCAATTGGTCTTAGCTGCGGCTTGGTGCATGTAATCAATTTCCTTGACATCCCCGAGCCATCCAAACATGGCTGACTGGATGTGCTTCCCGCCAAACGTCCTACGAGAAAAAGACGCGGCTCTGTGAGTGTGCCCAATGACAACCGGCACTCCAAAACGCTGTGATGCTATTCTGTGAGCTGTCTGGCCTGCGGAACCATAGTCGTGCGATACGGCGAGATTGCCGATGCTTAGATGGTTTTTATACTCCACATACTCCCACTTATTTTCATGAAGGTGCAGCAGGGTTGGAATATCCACAAGGCCAAACAGCTCAGGGGCCTTCTGAGTGATATAGCGCTCCAGCCGGTATTCATGATTCCCGGCAATATAGATTTTACGCTTAATTTCTAGCCCCTCAAGTTGTTCGAGATGGTCACGCACTGCGTCAATCTCTTGATGAAGCAGTGTTTTTCTGTCGGGTGATTTGTCGTGTTTTGAGACTGAAAAGCAATCGGCGAAGTCGCCAAGGATAACCATGATGTCTGGCTTGAATTGCTTTATAGACTTAATTAACAGCTTCCAGGCGTGCCGGTCGTGGTACGGTACGTGAACATCTGGAATAAACAGAACTTTCTTAAACGCCTTACTAGCCACGTTCCTCCCACCCTCCTGGAGTCACTATCGATTAGGTATGTCTAAACGGTATCGTACATGGCCATACACGGCAAGTGTTTGAACTTGTCAGGGGAAACTGCTTACAATAGCTTACATGAAGAACCGAAAAAAGCTCTTTGAGATAAGGCTTGATGAGTGGCTAGTGGCTGCTGTTGTCTTGATTGCGATCTGCCAATTTATGCAGACCTGCGGGGGGTAGAAAAGAAGGGGCTTGCGCGAGCCTCTCTCTTAATTTTCAATAAGCTTGCCTTTTGAAAACAGCGTTATAAACGCGTCGATATCATGTAGCGATGTCTTATTCTTGCCAGCAGCTTGTCTTACCCTGGGCTTCTTTCTATCATCGCGCCGCCATTCTAACTTAACGCAGTTGGCTGGGTTGTCGAACTTCTCCAAGAGAAGCCTTTCTTGCTTAGGTGGCCATCGGTTTGCCTTGCATTGCACCACAACAAACCAGTCCGGCCCAATTCCGATGATGTCCCATTCTCCCAGGCTTGCCGCAGAACGGCAGCATTTAAACCCAGCGGATTCTAATATCCGCATGGCTTCATGTTCAATTCGATTGCCTTTGGCTTTGGTATTCATAGTGCCCCCAATTAAAAACCCCACGGTGATCTTGGGGAGAAAACCGCATATCTTACAACCAGAAGCAGAATGCAGCCTTATCACCGTGGGGCTCTTTTAAATATCACGTATCTCGCATCAAATGCGAGTCACAAGAAGTATCTGCCAAAGTTTTCTGCTGGTCAAGAGTCAGGACCGGCCAGTTACATCGCTCAAACACGCCAGAGGCTGAAGCGCACCTCCAACTTCCATCCTCATCGGCACTAGAGTTCACACAGGTCCGGCAATTCCTCTCTTCTGCATGAACGTTCTGATGACAGATATCGTAGTGGTCGCACCATTTACAGGCGTAATAGTCGGGGCGCTCAGACAGCTTAGGAGGCGGACTGTCAGCAAAAATGACGCGACGCGCCTTATCTTCCAACTCCCCTGCAAAGTATTTGTCGTAATTAACGCGCTCTAAATAATAGCGGTCAGTATCTTTACACACTGCGACATAAACCGCCCGCTTCATGCCGAAGTTGTGCATGTATGCCTGCATTTGCGCGTAGTGGCGCTCCTTGGACTTCTGGACCCCGTTCTTTAAAAGAGAGTCAAAGCTCTTCCGGTTGTGAGTCTTGAACTCTCCAACGTGCCAAGCCTTGGGAGCCTCATGAAGCCCCAGGATAGCGGCATCCATTGAGCCACCATAATGGCCACCAAACTTATTGAACCGCCACTGCTTACCCTCTGAAGGCCCCTCAGATACTGTCACGCCAGCCAGGCGTAAATCCGCTACGATGGTAACCTCTTCGTTCTGGCCACGCCTGAAGAGCCTTAGAATGCGCCCTGAGAAGTCTGGAGCAGTGAACCATCGGAAGTCGTACCACAGTCGTCGCTCGCAGGGGTCACCAATAGCTGAGGCTCCAAGGTGCGCCCGTCGCCAGTCTTGGGAACCTCCCTTTGTACGGTCGTCAATAATCTTGAGCGTCGGGGATGTCATTTCAGGTAATTTTGCCATTTTGATTCACCTAATTAAAACCTAATTCTTTAGCCCAGAAGACCCTACAAAACCCACAAAACCCTTTTTGTAGGTTTTGTAGGCTTTGTAGACCCTACAATTGAATAAAAAAAAGGGGACCCGAGCAGCGAACCGGGTCCCCTCCAGGGTTAGAACGGGAGGTCTTTATTCCCCTGAGCTTTCCCCTGGTTTGCCCACGGTGGGGTGACACCACCGTTCGCAGGTGCGCTGGCCACTTGTGGCGGGGCGTCCGTTGCAGGTGCATAGCCTTTAATTTCGTTGCTAGCATCGTAGCCGTTCTGGGCTTCACGAATATCAACTTTAATTTTAATGGCTTTATTGTGAAGCTCTTCAGAGTCTTCCAATGGTTTCATGTGATGAACTGCCCGGCAGATGCTGGCAAGGTTCCGGTTGGCAATTTCCACTGCCTTGGGATTCTTGTTTCGCAAATTCAGATTTGTCCAAATGAGTCGACGGGAATAAGTGCCGTCGATAATCTCAAAGGTTAGCTTCAGGTATTCGCCATCGGCTGCCCTTGTCTGTCTCATCTCGCTACCGACAATCATAGCCACGTAAGTCCCTTTAGGGATTGGTTCAAAAGATTTCACTTCTTCATGTTGTTCGGGATTGAATCCGCCTAATTTAGCCATTGTTTTCTCCTAAGATTTTGTTTTTTATATGTTCTAAACTTGGTGCTTCATACATCTCTAAAGCACCGCTTCTATCTTTAGCGGCGTAGGTGCCATCTGCATGACACTGCAACCACCGTTTTATTTCTCCACTCTCCGAGTCCTTATGGCATCGAAGGCAGAACAATTCGTCAAACAGAAAAGGCAGAGCTTGCCCCGTCTTGTTCCCAGGCATCCCTGGTGACCAGATAAGACCGGTCTCGGATTGAATCCGTTCCGTTTTACAGGTCATGTAAACGTGGCGGTCCAAGTCTCGAAAGCTTTTAATTAGCTTGTCCATCACAAGAGCCAACTCTCCATAAGCTCTCCGAGGGTCTTTGCTCTGGCTTCTCTCGTGAGAGAGTACCTGCTCTGCAATCTCAGAAATGGAGTCGATACATACCCATTGAATGCCGCGTGCCTCATCTGAATCACACAGCCAATGATATGCCTCGATAACATCTTCCTTACTTGAGCACTCAATTGCCGCGATGCTTGTGTCCCGCAAAGACAGAAGACCGCCTTCTGCTGAGATAATCACGGTTTCATTCGGCTCCCCGGTGGTGGCACATAGCCTTGTCTTCCCTGTCCCGGCCTCGCCGTGGACTAAAATTTTTAACCAATGGCTTCCTTGGTCATCCGTCCGTATCAGCTTCATCTCAAATCCCCTTTGTCATTTACCTCTACCTTGATTGCCGTCTTAGCCGGTTTCGCCGATATGGCGTTACAGACCAATTTAAATAGCTCTGGATTTGCCCTCTCGATTGCTCGAAGTTTCGGCAAGTCAATAACCGTCTTTGTTTTGACGGGCCAGAGTTCAGGAGAAATATCTTTACGGATGTTTTCCCATGCCTCCTCGTCAAGCTTACGAGTCATCTTACCGGTGCATGTGCAACGATAAAATCGTGTCTTGACTATGGATGTCCCTTCCTCCTTTACGTCCGAGATTAAGACAATCAATCCTTCAATCTCCAGCCTTCTATCCTTGGCTTTCCTCTCCTCTGCAACAGCCTCCTGGTGGGCGTGGCAGAGCTTATCCAATTCAGTTACTCCGTTATCCATTTTTTTCTCCTTTGCGGACTGCATCTACGTTGTCAGTCATTTTAGTTTTACGGGTAATTGATTTGTGAATAATTTGGTCAACTTCCGAACTGGAAGTGATAAGAAAATACTCACATGCGTTCTTTTGGCCAATGCGGCAAATTCTATCTTCGGCTTGCGCTATTTCGGAATTGCTCCACGGGAGGTCCAAGAAAACCATCCGGCAAGAATTGGTCAAAGTTAGGCCGACAGACATTGCGCCGATTGTGCCCGCCAAAATATCGAGTTCGCCATTTTGGAATTTCTGGACAATCTCTGTTCTCTCTTCCGAAGAAGTTGACCCCGTGATGGAAGCGCAGCG